ACGCCGGGGATTATCAAGGAGACGAAAATCGAGGCGGCGCAGGAGCGCTACATCCGTCCCGCGTTCGGCGAAATGTATAACGCGATGACCGAAGGGAGATATCCGGAGTTCGTAAACACTTACCTCAAACCGGCCCTCGCTTATTTTGTCCGGCACGACGTGATCCCGGAGGTATCGACACCGGTAGGCAACACCGGCGCGATGCTTCCTTATGCGAACCATGCGAATGCCGCAACGGACAAACAGCGGGAATTGGCGATGGATAGTGCGCTGAACAGTGCCAATGCTCTTTTGGGCAAAGCAATCCGGCATATCGAGGCGCACCGGGAGGATTTCCCGGAGTACAAACCATTGGTAAAATGCCCCTCGATCCGGGGCGGGATGATTCTTTAAGACATGGCAACGGGTAATAATTTCTATCAGGGAGAGACCATAACAGTCGGTTTCGCCGCATACGAGGACGATGCAGACGTACCGGTGGACATCACCGGGTACGACATTACAGCGATCCTGTACAACGCTTCGCGCGGACGTATTCTCACGATGAGTACGAATGAGGGCGGGTATCTGATCGTGAACCGCGTGGGAACCTCGGAACTGACCGTAACCGTTCCCGCTGCTTTTACCAGTAAAATATACCCCGGACTGCTCAAAATCGAAGTGAAACTAACAGAGCGGGAAACCGGGAAGGTAGCAATAGCAATGACCGATGTAATCTATTTGATGGGCTGTAAAATCGGAGGCATCAACCTATGAGGCTTGTGACGACATTCATACAAAATACGGAATCTACCGATCCCGATCTTGCGTACCTGAACCGCGCACGGTTCGTTTTGTCCGTGGCCGACGGGCATGGTTCCGACGGTGTGGGTATTCTGGACGCGGTGATTCGTAACCGGCACCTATTCCTGTCGATGACTTCCGGCGCGGAGATCGACGCGGGGAGCGTATTTACGGAGGACGATTTACCGGTAGCTTCGGATTCCCGTCTCGGTATCGCCGCGTTCGACCCGGCCTATTTTTCCATATTGGCCGGGAAAGTGTCGCTACGTGGTGATTTGGATTTCGGGTTGAATGAAACACAGCTTGCCGAATACCTGACCGCCAACAAATACGCGACGCAGGCATGGGTTGCCGCACAAGGATTCATCGGCAGCGACGGGTTGGCCCTGTACGCTACGAAGGAATGGGTGCTCGGACAGAATTTCGCCAAAGCATCGAGCCTGGGCAATTATCTGCTGAAATCCGTCTGGGACGAGGTATTCGAGGTGACTACGGTTAACGGCGTGCGGGTATTGAACGTGAAGTTGGATATTGCGGGCCTCAAAGGCATCAGCGCTTACGGTCTGGGTTCCACCTCCGGCGGCAGTGCATCCGGTTCCCTCGGAGAGTTGGTCAACGTCGGGCAGTGGGCCGACGAGGTACCTACCGCCGACCGGGTGATGGTACAACTGGCCGGGGCTACACATTGGTCTGCAAAGCCGCTCGCCGATCTAGTCGGTCTCGATACTGCGGCCCTTGCACAATACCTGACCGCAAACAGCTACCTCAAGGCAAGCGATATTTCAAGTTATCTGACCTGGGCCAACCTTTCCGGCAAGCCTACGGTTTACCCGACGAGTTGGGAATTAGTGACGGGCCGGCCAACGAAACTATCCGATCTGACCGATGATGTTGTAGCGGGCAACTATCTGCCTAAGTCAACATGGGATGCCGTATTCGAAGTGGTCACGGTGGACGGCACACCGGCGCTGAAAGTCAAGTACGATATTCTCGGGCTCAAAGGAATCACAGCCTATGCGGACGGCTCCCTCTCCGGCGGGTTCTCCGGTGCGTTGGTCGATCTGGTGGACGTGGCAGTGACTAATCTTGCCTCCGGGGACATTCTCAAGTACAACGGGACGCATTTTGTAAACGTGCCGGTCTCGTCCATCGCCGGGGCTTCGTCGTGGGATCAGATCACCGGAAAACCGGAGTATTACCCGACCCGGTGGGCGGACGTGTCCGGTGCACCTACATCTCTTCCGGCCTCTGACGTATACCCGTGGGCTAAAGCGGCC